AATTCCCCAAAAATCGAGCTACAAAACCAGCGCCCAAAATCTAAAAAAGGGCGCAGTTAAATAGCTCGAAAAAAAAGGGAATCCAACGTGCATCCACAAATCGGACATCTCAACTATGAGGCTGCTCGCGCGGCTATGCGTGCCATCCCCGACTACATGTCGGCTGATCTGAGCGAACTCGGCATTCTGCCCGAGGACCTCGACCTCCTCACCTCTGACAAGCTCTGGCGCATTGAACAGCGCCAACGCATCGCCCGCATTCTCGACGTGTGCGCCTTCGGCACCACCTCCGTCATGCAATTCGGCAAGATGCGACTGCCCGCGGAATTCTGCGCCGCGGTAATCTCTGTCGTCGTGGCTCCGTGCAATCGGCGTAGCGCCTGCCACATCCTGGCCAACGAAAACGGCGGCTCTGCGGGCATCCCCGCAATCGACGCCGCCGCTGGCTACTATGAACCGTGCGATCCCGGCCAGGTGTTCGCCATGGTCATCCTGCTCGGCCAGGAAGAAGACACCGCCGCCGTGCGCCAACGCTTCATCGAGAAATTCTCGACTGCAGCCGCGCGCGCTCAAAGCCTGGTGCGCTAATGTCCCAGTTTCTTCCGAAGGGACGCCCGCTCAAGGTCCGGCGTCGCCGGGCAACCAAAACCCACTTCAAAGCCGGGAGGCACATTTGACCGACACGCCACTGAAAAAATTCTATCGCCAAGCCCGCGCCCTGCTGAACGGCGTGGGCTGGCAACTGATCCTCGCTCTGGCTGCAGCTTTCGGGCTGCAGTCATGAAACCCGAGCAAATCACGGCAACGCTCCGTGCACTGACGACTGATCAACTGATCGCGATCATTTCGCGGCAAGCGGAATACATCGTCAAGCAAGACCGCAAACTCATCGAACTCATGAAGGATGACGAACGTGCGAAACCAGTACGATCTTAGCAGCAAGGCAATGGTAACCGGCCACATTGGCCGGTTACAGACGTTGCAAATCTACCCTGTCGTTGCGGACGACAGCTTTGAACTCGAAGCGTCAGGAATCATCCGCCTTTCACCACTCCGCCGCGAAGTCGTTTCGGAATGGCAGATCGACGTGCACGGCTTCTTCGTGCCGCACCGGCACATCTATGGCTCAGCCTGGGCGCTCATGCTCAAGGAAGGTGTTGACTCGCCCGCGACCGGCATCACGCCCTACTCCATCGCGGCCGCATCTCGAAATGCGCCTTATCTGGGTGTCCCGGCCCTGGCAGCCACGACGCCGAAGTGGCTCATCGACGGCTACAACTGGATATGGGACCAGTACTACCGCATCCCGTATCAACCGTCCGACGCCACCATGGGAACCTTCCCAACCGGCGCAGCCGGAACCGCCGACGAACGTTGGCGGAAATATGGGCGCCTCTGCGCTCGACTCGACGGACCCCTCACAATGACTACGCGCGTCAACTCAGGCGGCGCTATCAGCTGGAGAGACTTGGACTATGCAACCGACACGGATGTTGCCGCCGTCGCCACCCTTGACGTGGCAGACCTCGCACGCGTTCAGGGGGAACTTCGCTCTGAAATCCAGGCCACTTACTTTTCTGACCGCTATCGGGACGTGCTCAATTCCAAATTCGGAACATCCGTGTCTATCGATGCCGACCAGAGGCCGGAACTTCTGTTCTCTGAGACATTCATGATGTCGGGACATGACGTCGATGGCACAGACCAGGCAACGCTGGGCTCCTTCGTCGGCAAAGCCAACGGCTCGGTCCGCTTCTACATGCCTCGGAAACACTTCAACGAACACGGCTGTATCTGGGTCATGGCGCTCGTCCGGCCCGAACACATCAACCAGGCTGAACTCCACCCGCTGACGAAAGTGGCGGAAACCTATCTCAACACGGTCGCCGATCCTGCCCAATGGGAAAACCGTGAACCGGAACCCACCGCCTGGTCGGACTGGATCAACACCACCACGCCCACAACCGGCCAGACGCAGTACTATACGCCCTTCGGGTCGCACTACCGCATTCAGCCCAACCGCATTCATCCGGACCTCGACTTCTCCGCCGGGTATCCGTGGTCAGTCATCAATGACCCAAGCGGCCAGCTATTCCTCTATCATTCCGATTCGGAGTACGGGAACTGCTTCACATCCGTGCAATTCGGCCACTATCAGATCGCGCTGGAAATCCAGGCCGACGCCTGGCGGCGTATCCCCAAACCCGAAGCCTCCATCTTCACAGGGACGAAGTAACATGTATCAGCTTCGACGTGTCGGCCCCGCGAAATACGCGCCCCGGCAAAGCACCTCAACATCCGCGACCGCCCCGATCACTAACGCGTTCGGCGCTGGTGCTAACTACAACTTCACGTGCATCGACGGCGTGGGCCATGTGGACTACGCCAGCACGCATCTGCAGAAAGTCACGAATACAACCATCCTCGCTGCCAACCGTTCCTCGCGTTGGATCGAGGGCCAAATCATCAACGTCACGAACTCGTTTGAGAGCGAAAGCTTCGGTTTTCAACTCACGGGCGGCTACGGGGTCATATGCCCGGCCAAGGTCGCTTTGGCGGTCGTCTTCGGAGAAGTGGCCTCCGTACCGGCCGCAGGGTCTACCACTACTTTCGTGGGCGCGCCCGCCATTGTGGCCTATTCACCACCCGTCGCGATCAGCGATGAACGCTGCATGCGGGCGATCACCTGGGCAGAGGACGTAATCGTCCGTCACGCTTCGCCAACGAGCAACATCGCGCTCTACGGCCACGGCGTCATGCTCATCGACGGCGGAACCGGCGTCGATGCGGTGTACACGGATCGCAACGCGCGGTTTACCGCGCGCACGTTCTTCGACTCACCCAAAAACGTGGACCCCACACGATGACAGACTTCCTTCAGGGAGTCGCAAACCAAGCTGCCGCCGCTGGCGGCAGCTTCATCGACTCCGTCCTGCAGGCGGGAACAACCGGCTTGACGGACTCACTCTTCGGCGGCGCCCAGGCGCGCCGCAACGCGTCGCGGTACAACATGGTGCAAGACACCATCTATCCCCAAGACTCGCGACGCATGAACGACCGTCTGAACATGCTCTATCCAGGCACAACGCCCTGGGAACGCCTTGGGGTGCAGCCGTCCAATCCAGGCAATCCCATTCCGGAGTCGCCCGAACAAGCCGCATTCCTCCCGCTCCAGCTGGCGAAAATCCAGCAGGACACCGCGCTGAAAACCACCGAAATGAACAACCAGACCGCCCGCGACGTCACGTCGATGACAACGGGCACCCAGGTCACAACGAACGAAGCGACCAACCGGACCACTCTGGAAGCGACCAGGCTCAACAACCAAACAGCAAAGGCAATCGCCGAATATGCGCAGACCGGGCCGGAAGCAGTCCAACGCACCGCGCTCGCTGCGGCCAACACTATTGTCGCGAAACTCCAGGGACCGAAAATCGAGGCAGAGACTGCTAACACGCGCGCACAAACGGGCTTCCTTGGGCAACAAACCCTGGAGAGCCAGGCCCGTATCAAAAACCTCGGCGCGCAAACCGAAAACACTGAGATCGCTTCTCGTGTCCTTCAGTCTAAGGATGTTCGTGATGCTATTGCGACTGTGGCTTCGCTCATACCTCGCGAGACTTGGACCGCAGGGCCTTATACTCGAACCGGTCTAGCGCAGACCGACCCACTCCTCGGCCTGGCGAAAGCTCTGGCAGACGCATCAGCGGCGCAACGTTTCGACCGCGCCGACGCGTACATGAAAGACCTGTCTCCGCACGACCTGGACCTCTTGGCGAAATCCGCCCTTGGTGTCGCGGGCGGCGTGCGCTCTGCGCTCGACGCCGCTTCATCTATCGCCGGCACTGCGCTCAAAAGGGCGAAAACGCTGACACCCAGCGAGTACTAAACTGAGGCTCTCTGACATGGTCCGCGTCTCGCCGCACCTGAAACACTACCGGCGCGCTCAAACCCTCCTGGCTCGCATCGCGAGCCGGGAGGATTACGCGCAAAAATTCGGGCTGCTCCAACCGAAACACCAGGAACGGATCAAAACTCTTCGCGAGGCTCTAACAACATTCACTCAACTCGATAGTAATGAAATTATACAACAACCCCTCCCCTGGTGGGCCAAAGGCTCAACCAGGGAACTCCTCGAACACACGTTCGAGGGAATTTACATGAAGCCCGCCACCCGGGACGGTCTGACCAGGGAACTCCTCCTGCTCATGAAACAACTGGGCCAGGCCAAGGGCCACGCGGAACAATCCTTCCGCGTCCACTGCGAGGCCGCTTACCGTGCACGCCAGAACTGGTACATCGTCTTCAACACACTTACCGTCAGAGCAGAGACGTTCGAGGACGTCTTCTCTCCGCGCTCCAAGGCTTTCGCAGCTTACATTCGCCACATTGATCGGGACGTTAACCGCGCGTGCAGGAATCTTCCGTACGCGCACACAAACCACACCTACGTCGCCACCATAGAGGCAGGCTCACAAACCGGTCGTCTCCACATTCACGTGCTTCATTTCCTCCGTGCACTGCCAGGCAACTCGCGCGATCCAAACCGGGACCGACGCGTTCCCAATCTGCGTCAGGTCGACCACTTCCGCTGTTACTGGCCGCACGGTTTCTCAACACCAATTGCCGTCCGTTACTCGGCTTCCGACGCCTTCGGTCGAGCCGGATGGCGATGGCCTATCGATCGGAAAACCAACGCCCCCTACCAGGCCAAAGGCGTGGGCTCCGTCGCGGGCTATGTCGTCAAGTACATCATGAAGGCGTACGCTTCAGACAAACGAAAGGACTTCGCATGGCGAACCCGAAAAAGCAGACACCTGGGTCAGGCGTTACTATCAACGTTCACCCAACACCTAAGTCTCGACGCGCTCCGCGTGATGGCGACGGACACGACGCTCAAGCTTCAGCTCAACCGGGCCCAGATCCCGCCGACGCTTCAGCGCCTGGCGGCACTCCTGGAGATCCGGAACCGCATTTCTTCAGCGAACCTGTTAAGATGCGGAATGGCGCTCGCGCCACGGCCAAGTTTGCTACAGCCCACCAACTCCTCGACCGAAAATCTCCAGCCCTTCAGGTTGGAGAAGTCTACCGGTATCGGGACCACAGACTTGAGCGAAAAGGTTATATCTGATGCACGCGCTGAACTCATCGAATGGGTCGGACTCATCGACCAAGAGTACTTCCCCCACTCCATCGGCGCCAGGGCAGGATCACCTCTCGCCAGGTACGGTGCAGAGAATCGTCGCGCGTGAACGCTGCAGCCAGGTCGCGCTCCGCCTCCAGGCTCTCGCCCGTGCTCTTTCCAGAGACTCGCCCATAACCAGGGCACAAGTCACTGACACCCTCCAATCGGCCCATGACGCTCTTACGGCTATGGCCACCTGGAAGTAACAACCGCCCCGGCCTCACTGCCGGGGCGAACTTCATCCCTCTTCACACTCGTAGCCTCTTTCTTGGCGAGCGTAGCTAGCGAGCCAGCCAGGCGTATGCCTGGCTCCGGGGCACTCTCGCATCATGCACTCGGGGGTCCAGGGGGCGGAGCCCCATGTCTGGGGTGTTGGGGCGGAGCCCCAACGGGGTAGGGGGCGAAGCCCCCGTCCGGTAACGGAGCGTAGCGCAGTGGACGGCAACCCTAATCAATCTAACGGCACGCCAAAAAACCCGCGCAAAGCCTCAACAAATCGTCCGAAAAAAAATGCACGTTGCAAATTCCCCAAAAATCGAGCTACAAAACCAGCGCCCAAAATCTAAAAAAGGGCGCAGTTAAATAGCTCGAAAAAAAAGGGAATCCAACGTGCATCCACAAATCGGACATCTCAACTATGAGG